AAGCAATGCAACCATATTTTGGTTATGTTTATGATTTTATTGAGGATATGAAAAAAGTATTCCCAACACTTAAAGATGATTGGGGTATTTATGTTCCTGAAGTAAAATATCTATCACCTGAACCATTAGTTAATTACGATAATTTATCTTTAACTAAATTTCCAAATGTTCACTTTGTAGGTGATGCTTTAAGTGCCAGAGGTATTACAGTATCTGGATCCCAAGGTACACTTGTTGCCGAGAAAATTTTGGAATGTAATAAAAAAAGTCGTATATTAATGTCAAATAAAAAAGAATTAGTATGAGTATAGAATCAGGTCAAAAATTCCCACAATCAAGAAAATTAACAAAACCAGATGGCACTATTGCCTATACTTGGGATGGAAAATTACATAATTGGGAAGGCCCAGCTTTAATACCAGAAGGTAACGAAAAAAAAGCAGAATATTATCTTTATGGGATGCAAAAAACAAATGAAGAATGGAAAGAAATGAGACGTCAAAGAGAAGGCATTCCATTTTATAAAAACCAATCTATGAAATCTCAATTATCAGATTATAGAAATTAATGAAAAGAAAAGCAGTTATAGTTAGTGGTTATTTTAATCCAATTCATGTTGGTCATTTAGAATTATTTGAAAATGCTTCTAATGAAGGTGACTTTTTAATTGTTATTGTTAATTCTGATTTACAAAGGGAATTAAAAGGTTCTAAAGAGTTTATGTCTGAAGATGAAAGATTAAAAATAGTTCAATCAATTAAAGGTGTTGGTTTAGCTTTACTTTCTATAGATAAAGATTCTACACAAAATGAAACATTAAAACACTTATATAATGAATATGGTGTTATGTGGGATTTAACATTTGCTAATGGTGGGGATCAAACCAATACAAGTATTCCAGAAAGCGTGACTTGTAATAAGTTAGGTATTAAATTAGTAGATGGGTTAGGTGATAAAATTCAATCAAGCAGTTGGTTATTAAATAAATAATATGAAAATAGGTTTATGTGGTACAATGAGTGTAGGTAAAACTACACTAGTAAAAGCGTTAAAAGAATTACCTGAATTTAAAGATTATAAATTTGCTACTGAACGTAGTAAATACTTAAGTGATTTGGGTATCCCATTAAATACAGACTCAACATTAAAAGGTCAAACAGTATTCTTATCAGAACGTTGTGCTGAATTAATGCATGATAAATTAATAACAGATAGAACTATATTTGATGTTATGGCTTTTGCTAAATGTGCTAAATCAATAGATTTAAATGAAAGTGAAGCATTTGAAGATTATGCTGCTAGATTTATTAGAGAATATGATTATATTTTTTACATTTCTCCTGAAGGTATTCCTATTGAAGATAATGGTGTTCGCGAAACAGATGAGCATTATAGAGATTTAATTGATTTTACTATTACACATTTACTTAAAAGACATGGCTTTAGAACTAATCATGTTTCAGAAATTAAGGGTTCAACAGAAGAACGTATTCAACAAATATTAAACATTATAAACTCTTAACATATTTATAATAAAACCTTATTATAATGAAAAAATCTGAGTTAAAAAATTATATTAGAGAAGAGATTATCTCTACATTATCTGAAGATATTGAGGATGATATTAAAGCATTAGACGCATACGATGCTAAATTAGATGATGTAATTAAGAAAAAACAAGAAGCAGGTATTGAAGAGGGTAAAGATCATTGGGCTGATTATACAGATATAGGCCAATCTTATTTAGAAGGATTTGGTAAAAAACACTCTTTAACACAAGACCAATTAGAAAAATTAGGTAAAAAAATAGTAGACCAACTATACAAAGGTGATGTTGCTAAAGCATATGATGCTATTGTTAAAAGAGATTTGAAAGAAGATGATGATAAAGAACCATCTGATGCTGAAATTAAAAAGAACAAAAGTTTAGCTAAGGCCGCTGAAGAATTAGCTGTATTAACTCGTGAAATGAAATCATTAGCTAAAAAATATTCTAAAGCTGAAGGGCAAGAAAAAGAAGATTTACTAAATAAATTAAAATCTAAAACTAAATTAAAAAAAGAATTAGATAAAATTTTAGATAAATAAAAATATTATGTTAGGATGGTTAAAAAGAAATTATCCATTATTTGTTATAATAGGAGCATGTTTAATAGTCTTTAACTTTTTTAGTGAAAAAGAAGATTATGTAAATGAATACAATGCTAAAATAGAAGCATTAGAACAAAAAGTTGATTCGTTGCATAGTATAAACGATGAATTAACTTTTAAGATTGATACATTAAATGTACAAATAGGTAAATTAGATCAAGAACTCGATCTTAAAGATAATAGAATAAACAACTTAAGATATGAAATTAGTACTAAAGTTGATGCTGTTGACAGCTTTAATGATGACGAGCTTGAAAGGTTTTTCACAGAGCGTTACAGACAGTACCTCGATTCAATTACAAAAGCCAGTAGCACGTCTAGTAATTAAAGACCTTATAACTGGAGATGGAGCTAAAGAAGAATTAGCTCTAAATATAGATAAAATTAAAATTTTAGAACAAAAAGTAGTTCTAAAAGATAGTATTATTACTAATTTAAATTTTCAAATAGGTAATTTTAATACCATTCTGTCTACTAAATCAGACCAATTACTTATAGCTCAAGAATTATCAAAAAAATTAGAACAAGATCTACAAAAACAAAAGTTAAAAAATAAATTAACTATGGGAGCGGGTTTAGTAGGGATTGTTGCTGCTGTATTAATAGTAAAATAATATGTCTGAGTTAAAAAAAGTAATACGTCAAGAGTATTTAAGGTGTGCTAAAGACCCAGTACATTTTATGAAAAAATACTGTTATATCCAACACCCCCAAAGAGGACGTATTCAATTTAATCTATACCCATTTCAAGAAAAAGTATTAACATTAATGAGAGATAATCCTTATTCGATTATCTTAAAGTCAAGACAGTTAGGTATATCAACTTTATCTGCAGGTTATTCTTTATGGTTAATGATATTCCATAAAGATAAAAATATACTTTGTATTGCTACTAAACAAGAAACAGCTAAAAACATGGTTACAAAGGTAAAGTTTATGTATGAAAACTTACCTTCTTGGCTTAAGGTAGATGCAGACGAAAATAATAAATTAACCCTGAGATTAAAAAATGGATCCCAAATTAAAGCCACATCAGCAAGTTCAGATGCAGGTAGATCCGAAGCAGTATCTTTGCTATTAATTGATGAGGCAGCATTTATTGATAACATTGGGGAGATATGGGCCTCAGCTCAACAAACATTAGCAACTGGTGGGGGTTGTATAGCATTATCTACTCCTTATGGTACTGGTAATTGGTTTCATCAAACATGGGCAAGAGCAGAAGCAGCAGAAAATGAATTTTTACCTATTAAATTACCTTGGTATGTTCACCCAGAACGAGATCAATCATGGAGAGATAGACAAGATGAATTACTAGGTGATCCTAGAATGGCAGCTCAAGAATGTGACTGTGACTTTTCAACATCTGGTGACATTGTGTTTTATCCCGAATATATTGAATACTATGAAAAATCTTACATTAAAGATCCGTTAGAAAAACGAGGAGCGGATCAAAATTTATGGGTTTGGGAATCACCTGATTATACTAGAGATTATATTGTAGTAGCTGATGTATCTAGAGGAGATGGGAAAGACTACTCAGCATGTCATGTAATTGATGTATCAAATAATGTACAAGTAGCGGAATATAAAGGTCAAATTGGTACAAAAGAATATGGTCATTTATTAGTAGGTTTAGCCACTGAATATAATGAAGCAATGTTAGTAATTGAAAATGCTAATATTGGTTGGGCAACTATACAAGTTGCTATTGATAGACAATATCCTAACCTTTACTATTCACAAAGGAGTGATTCCCCAAATGCTAATTCGTATTTTGACAAATACCAAGACCATTCAAAAATGGTAGCTGGTTTTACTATGTCATCTAGAACTAGACCTATGGTAATAGGTAAATTTCAAGAATACATTGGTGATAAAGGAGTAACAATTCAATCTAAAAGGTTGATAGAGGAAATGAAAGTATTTATTTGGCGTAACGGAAGAGCAGAAGCACAATCGGGGTATAACGATGATTTAGTTATGTCTTTTGGTATTGCAATGTACATTAGAGATACAGCTTTAAAATTAAGACAACGAGGTTTAGAATCCACTCGCAACGCTCTAGATAATATGTCAGTAAATAGAACAACATATCAAGGTGGGTATTTTTCAAAGGGTACTGACAACCCTTACCATATAGATACCCAAAATGGCCAAGAAGATATTAGATGGCTTTTTTAAACAATATTTATAACAATAACTATATACAATGGCTGATAAAAGCATATTTTCAAGATTACAAAGATTATTCTCAACTGATGTAATAATCCGAAATGTAGGTGGAAACCAAATTAAAACTATAGACTCAGGTAATATTCAATCTAGCGGTGAATATGAAACTAATGCTTTAGTTGATAGATATAACAGAATTTATTCTACAGCTCCATCTTCTTTATATGGGGCACAATTTAATTTAAATTACCAATACTTACGTACTATGATTTATTCAGAGTACGATGTAATGGACCAAGATGCTATTATTGCTTCTGCTTTAGATATTTTAGCAGATGAATCTACATTAAAAAATGATATGGGAGAAGTACTTCAAATTAGAAGTGCTAACGAAGATATACAAAAAATATTATATAATTTATTTTATGACGTATTAAATATTGAATTTAATCTTTGGATGTGGATTAGACAAATGTGTAAGTATGGTGATTTCTTCTTGAAATTAGAAATAGCAGAAAAGTTTGGAGTTTATAATGTTATACCTTATACAGCTTACCATATGGAAAGACAAGAAGGATATAATGAAGAAAACCCATCAGAAATAAGATATATCTATAACCCAGAAGGATATGTAGGAGGTGGAACTAGCAGCTCAGGGTATTATACAGTAAATCAAAATCCAGATAATACAACAGGTATTATATTTGATAATTATGAAATTGCTCATTTTAGATTAATTGGGGATGTCAACTATTTACCTTATGGTAGAGCTTATATTGAACCTGCTCGTAAGTTATATAAACAATATTCTTTAATGGAAGATGCAATGTTAATCCATAGAATTGCTCGTGCCCCAGAAAAAAGAATATTTTATATAAATGTAGGAGCTATTCCACCTAATGAAATAGAAACATTTATGCAGAAAACTATTTCTAAAATGAAACGTACTCCTTATATGGATGAAAAAACAGGTGAGTATAATTTAAAATATAACATGCAAAACATGTTAGAAGATTTTTATATTCCTGTTCGTGGAAATGATAATACAACTAAAATAGATACTACCCCTGGTTTACAATATGATGGAATACAAGATGTAGAATATTTAAGAGGTAAATTATTTGCTGCTCTTAAAATACCTAAAGCATTTTTAGGGTATGAAGAAGGATTAGAAGGTAAAGCAACATTAGCACAACAAGATATTAGATTTGCTCGTACAATTGATCGTATCCAAAGAATTATCCTATCAGAGCTAAATAAAATTGCTTTAGTACATTTATATACTCAAGGGTATACAGATGAGACATTAACTAATTTTACTTTAAATATGACTACTCCTTCGATCATCTATGATCAGGAAAGAATTGAGTTGATGAAATCAAAAGCTGAATTATCTGCTACTTTATTAGAACAAGGTTTAGTACCATCTGATTGGATTTATGATAATATTTACCACTTTAGCGAAGATCAATATGATGAATATAGAGATTTAGTTAGAGAAGATGCTAAACGTAAATTTAGATTAGCACAAATAGAAGCAGAAGGAAACGACCCAGTTGAAACTGGTAAATCATATGGTACCCCTCATGATTTAGCTTCATTATATGGTAAAGGAAGAATGTATTCAGACCCCGGTAATGTACCAAACCCTGAAACATATGCTTCTGATGACCCTAAATTAGGAAGGCCAAAAGATACTAATGTAAAACGTAATACACAAGATGATAATTTTGGTAAAGATAGATTAGGTACTAAACGAATGAAGGATAAAGATAAAAATGATTCTGATTCTATAAAACCTAATTTTAAAGGAGGTCCTTTAGCATTAGAAAGTGCTCACATAACATATCTAAAAAATAAAGATATGTTTAAAAATATCCCTCAACCTAATAAAAAACAATTAGTATTTGAGGAAGATAAAAATGATACGTCATTATTAGATGAAAAACAATTAAAGGAGTAAATTTTTTCTAATATTTATAAATAAATATATTTTTTGATGAAAATAAAACATTCAAAGTACAAGAATACAGGGATTTTATTTGAACTGTTAGTACGTCAAATCACCGCTGATACACTAAAAGGTGGTGACTCACCCGCTATTGATATTCTAAAAACTTATTTTGTTAAAACTAGTTTAGGCAAAGAATATAAGTTGTATGAGTCTATCTTAAAGTCTAAAGTATTGACTGAAGGTAGAGCAACTTTAGTTATTGATACTATATTAGAAGCATCTACTAAATTTAATAGAAAATCTTTAAAGAAACAGAAATATAATTTAATTAATGAAATTAAAAAACATTATGACTTAGAATCATTTTTTGGTTCTAAAATATCTAATTATAAAGAATTAGCTTCTCTATATACTTTAATAGAAAGTATTAATTCTAAATCTATTTCAAATCCAACACAATTAGTTAATAATAAAGTAACTTTATTAGAACATCTAACTAAACAAGAAGTAAAACAACCTTCTAAACAATCAGTAATTGAAGAATTTTCTACATATGATAAAGATGTAAGAACTTTAACATATAAAGTATTGCTAGAAAAATTTAATAATAAATATGATTCTTTAACTGATGCTCAGAAATTAATTCTTAAAGAATATATAAACTCAGTAGACTCTACTCCAGATTTAAGAAATTTTTATAATGTTAAAATTACAGAATTAAAAAATATTTTAAAAGGAGAAACTAAAAATATTAAAGATAAAGCTACTCAAATCAAAATTACAGAAGTATCTAAATTTTTAGTTGAATTAGAAAAAACTGATAAAGTTGGAGATAACAACTTAGTAGATTTGTTACGTTATTATCAATTAGTAAACGAAATACAAGTAGCAAATGGCACTCAAGTATAAAATTAAAGAAGCACCTACTCCTAATTTAGCTAAACAAACTGGAGCTAAAATTGGTGATGTATCTTATTCTAAAGATGGAGATACTAAATTTGTAGTCAATAAAATAGACCCAGAAACAGGACAAGTAGGATGGAAAGTAATTCAACTCCCAGCATTTGAAAAATTAAATGATGATGTAGATTCACTAGTTTCTACAGCTAAAGGTGTTTATACTAAAACTAAAGATGATGAAAAGTTTAGAGAGTTTTATGAAGAAGCTAGACTTTTAAGAAATAAAATTAGAAAACATCTCCGTAATGAATACCCAGATGAGTATAAAAGAATGACTATGGAGGAAGAGATTGATGAAATGTCTACTACTGGTGGTGGAGCGGGATCTGCAAGCTTTAGTGCAGGAACAGGAATGCAATATGCTACACCTTATGCTTTTAGAAAAAAAGGACAAAAGGCAAATATTAAAGCATATAAAGAATTAGGATACAAACCAGTTAAAACAGAAGGAGTTGGAGCAACATTAGGACCAGGTCCTAAAGCAACAGAAGATGGGGTTAAAGATAATGCATATGTAAAACAATTTAAATATAAGTTAGTTCCTAAAACTAAGGATGGCACTTACGTACAAAAGGGATCAGGACTTGAAGTAAATAAATTATTTTAATATGTATAATAAGAATATTAAAGAACAAGAAGATAAAGTTGAACAGTTTCAAAAAGGAAGAATTGAAGCTTTTGATAAACTTGAATCTGAATTAGAAAATATAAAAAAATTATTACGTCAAGGTAAAATAAGTACAATAAAATATTATAGAGAAAATCCTGGAAGTTTCGGGGTACATATTGGAACAGATTTAATTGGCGACTATTTTAAGGATATTGAAACATTATTAGATAAATAAATTATGAAATCATCAGAACAATTACATAAGGAATTAACAGAAAAGTTAATAACTGAAAATTATATAGATTTAAATCCTATTACAACTTTTGAATCAACTCCTAAAGAAGGTTTTGAAGCAAAATTTGCTCAATTTTTAGCCGAAAAAAAGGGAGATGAATTAAAACCTATTGTTAACACGGAAGAAAAAGTTAATACTAAAGAAGATGTTGAAAAGATTCCTGCTGAATCAAAGGCAAAACCACAAGGTGAAGGATTTCAAATTTCTTACAAAGTAGATGAAACAGTAGAAAATATTGATTCTCATAATTACGATTATTCACCATCAGTAGAAAATATTAATAATGTTAATGGTCAGGAATTACTTCAAGGTTTTTATACTGAAATGAAAAATAATCCTGATATGACTAAAACTGAAATTCAGGAAAAAGTAATTAAAAATTTAGCTAAAGATCCTTTACATTATGTAAAAGAAGGACAATTTGGAGTTGAAGGTTTAGGATATACTGAACAAAAATCAACAGAAAGTAGTGATAAAAATTATGGTGGAAGTGGATACAGTGAAAAAACTAAAGACAGTTCTAATAAAATGGAAATTGTTAAAGAAAGTATTGGTGGTGTTGTAACTACAGGTAATAATCCATGGACAGTAATTGTAAATGATATCATTAGAGAAGAAGAAGATTTACCAATGGATGAAAACGAAGCAGCTGCCGCAAGACAAGAAGCTATTGAAGCATCTCAAGAAGCAGCAGGTATGGATATTGATGAGAAAAAAGATCACGATGGTGATGGTGATATTGATTCTGATGATTACTTAGCAGCTAGAGATAAAGCTATTAAATCTGCTAAAGCTAAAAAACCTAAAAAAGAATCTATTGAAACTAAATTAGCTGAAATAGGAAAAGCAGGTGACATTACTAAATTAGAAGCTCAATTAGAATTTTTATCTAATCACATTGATGAAAAAATCCAAAGAGTAAGTTCAATCAATGAAGATGACAATCTTAAAGAATTAGTTGATAAAAAGAAAATGAAAGACATGCAAAAAGAAATCAAGCTTTTAGAAAAAAGAAAAGGCAAGATGGAAAAAATGTATGAAAAAATGTGTGGTAAGAAATACCAACAAAAAGAAGAAGTAGTAGATGAACAAGACGAAGTAAGTTGGAATGAAAAAAATAATCCAACTCGTGGTGCTGCTGGAGAAAGAGATCCTAAAAAAGTAGGCCAATCAACTTCTGATTATGCTATAAGTAAATAAAATTATGAGTAAATCACTCTTAATAGAAACAACCCCTTTTAAAGCAAATCCAATTCAATTAACTGAAAATGTTAATAAAGAAAATGGAAATTTGCTTGTTGAAGGTATTTTAGCTACTGCTGAAGTAAAAAATGGTAATGGTCGTTATTACTCAAAAGATCTCTGGAATAGAGAGATGGAAAAATATAATGAATTAATAGAACAAAGACGAGCATGTGGTGAATTAGACCACCCAGAATCTACAGTTGTAAATTTAAAAAATGTATCCCATTTAATAAATGATTACTGGTGGGATGGAGATAATGTGATGGGTAAAATAGAAATTTTACCTACTCCCTCAGGTAATATACTTAAAGAACTTATTAAAAGTGGTGTTACAGTAGGTGTATCATCTAGAGGTATGGGTTCATTAGAACAAAGAGGTGACATAATGGAAGTACAAGATGATTTTGAATTATTATGTTGGGACTTTGTTTCAACTCCATCAAACCCAGGTTCATATATGCATGAAGTAATTAAGGAAGGTAAAGAAAGATTTATTTACGATTATACAAAAGTAAATAAAATTGTTCATGAAATTCTTTGCTCAAAAGGCTCTTGCCCTGTTTTTTAATTTTCCAAAATATTCATATACGTATAATCGCAATGTGTCATGAATCTGAATATGACACCGATATAAAATTATTCCCTATTACGGTTCCTAATAACCGTACTTCACAAATTTAAATTTTGAGATTATGGCAAACGATGATTTGTTAAAAGAAGCAATTGCTGATGCTAAAGCCGTTAAGGAAACAGCTATCGCAAATGCTAAACTTGCTCTTGAGGAAGCTTTTACACCACATCTTAAATCGATGTTATCTGCAAAATTGGAAGAAATGAACAAAGAAGACGTTGACGAAGGGTACGATAAGTACGAAGAAGACGACGTTAAAGAAGAAGTTTCTGAAGAAGCAGTAGCTGAAGAAAAAGAAGAAATGGATGAAGCTAAAGAAGAGCTTGATGAAATTAACCTTGACGAATTGTTAGCTGAACTTGAATTGGATGAAGACGCTCGTACAGATGCCGAACAAGAAGGCTATAAGGACGGATTCGAAGACGCTAAAGACGATATCGAAGACAAACTTAAAGATATGAAAGTATCAGAAGCAAAAGACGAAGACGACAAGAAAATGGAAGAAGCTAAAGAAGAAATGGATGAAACCATTGATGAAGCTGAAGACAAAGAAGACGTTAAGGAAGATGCTAGAACTGATGCTGAAGAAGAAGGCTATCTTGATGGTATGAAAGACGAGAAAGAAGACATGGAAGACAAAGACGAAGATGAAGAAATTGATCTTGAGGATATGTCAGAAGATGACTTAAAAGGATTCATTGAGGACGTTATTAAGGATTTAGTATCGGACGGAACAATTGAAGCTGGCGAAGAATTCGAAGAGGAAGAAGTTGAAGATGAAGTTGAAGTAGAGGATGAAGTGGATGTTGATGTAGAAATCGACGAAGCACATAGTAGAGTAAAAGGTGAAAAAGGTCCTGGAAACGAAGATGGTGACAAAGATGACACTAAAATCGAAAAAGAGACTGAAAAAATGAGATTTAAAGAAGCATTAGATGAAATCGAAGCTCTTAAAGTTGAATTACAAGAAGTAAACCTTTTAAATGCTAAACTTCTTTACACAAACAAAATTTTCAAATCTAAAAACTTGACTGAAGATAAAAAAGTTAAAGTGCTTAAAGCATTTGACAAAGCATCATCAGTAAAAGAAGCTAAAGTTATTTTTGAAACATTAAACGAAGGTTTAGTGTCTAAAACAGCTGCCCCTGCAAGACCACAAGGTAGTGCTTCAAAAGCAACTGGAACAATAACTGAAGCTAAGAAACCTATTATTGAAAGCAATGAAGTATACGATCGTATGCGTAAACTTGCTGGATTAATTTAAAAAACTATTAATAACCCTATTAAAACTTAAAAAAATGAGCTTAAATACTCTTTTAGAAAGTGCAAACCCATATCACTCAGTACAGAGTGATGCAGCTCGCTTAGCGACAAAATGGGAAAAAACAGGTTTGTTAGAAGGTATGGATGGTACTAATAAAAATAACATGAGTATCATTCTTGAAAACCAAGCTAAACAACTTGTTGTAGAGGAATCAAATACTGGCGGTGGTGCTGGATCTGGTAACTTTACACCTGGTACTGGTGCACAATGGGCAGGCGTAGCCTTACCATTAGTAAGAAAAGTATTTGGTCAAATCGCTGCTAAAGAATTCGTTAGCGTTCAACCAATGAACTTACCTTCAGGACTAGTATTTTATTTAGATTTCCAATATGGAAATACTAAAGATCCATTTACTCAAGGAGATTCACTATATGGTGCTACTGGCGGAAACCTTCCATTTGGTAACACTAATTCTGGTGGTCTTTACGGACAAGGAAGATATGGATACTCTATTAATACAACTGAATCTGCTGCTATTGCAGTAACTACAGGTTCTGCTACTAGAGCTTCTATTAACTTTGATTCTGAACTTACAGCTTCTTTAGATGCTGGTGATATCGTAACTGCTTCTATTGCAACTTCTTCTATCGATGGTAACTTCGATGCTGAAGCTGTAAGAAGTTTCTACTTAGCTGGATCTAACGCTCCAACTATTGCACAACAATATCCTCAGTTTACTAAAATTGTAGGTGGAAACTTACAATTCGTAGTAGCTGCTGATAGTATTGTACCTTCAACAACTATTGCTTTATCTTACTCATTAGCTCCAACAGATAATGAAAGAGGTGATTTTGAAGATGGAAATGACAATTTAAATGGTAATAACTCTCCAATCTCTATTCCTGAGATTAACGTACAGATGAAATCATCTGCTATCGTAGCTAAAACTCGTAAGTTGAAAGCTGTATGGACTCCTGAGTTCGCACAAGATCTTAACGCTTACCACGCTTTAGATGCTGAAGCAGAATTGACTTCTATCTTAAGTGAGTATATTTCATTAGAAATTGATCTTGAAATCTTAGACATGCTACAAGAGTCAGCTGCTGCTGGAACTGAAGTATGGTCAGCTGTAAACAACCAATCTATTGTAGATAATGGTGTTAACGGTACATTCTCAGACCTAGGCTTCTATAATAGCCAAGGACAGTGGTTCCAAACTTTAGGAACTAAAATCCAAAAATTAAGTAACATCATTCACCAGAAAACTCTACGTGGTGGTGCTAACTTTATGGTAATTTCTCCAACAATCGGTACTATCTTAGAATCAATTCCTGGATATGCTGCTGACGCTGACGGAGATGTATCAAAAGCTACTTATGCATTTGGTGTACAAAAAGTTGGATCTTTCAACGGAAGATACAAAGTGTACAAAAATCCATATATGACTGAAAATCAGATCTTATTAGGATTTAGAGGATCACAGTTCCTAGAAACAGGTGCTGTATTTGCTCCTTACATTCCATTAATCATGACTCCATTAGTATATGATCCATCAACATTTACTCCACGTAAAGGATTGATGACTCGTTACGCTAAGAAGATGGTAAGACCTGAATTCTATGGATTAATTAAAGTAGCTGGATTAGAAACTCTATAATAAGAGCTTAACCAATACTTAATAAATTAACCCGGCCTTTGGCCGGGTTTTTTTATCCTTTTCATATTTATAACTAACAAACGTTACATGGGTATACTACTTATCTCATTATATTCTTATATTAAAATTTACCCGTTTTTTAACGTATCTACACTGTTTGCTTTAATCTATTGTATAACCCCTAAATTAAAAAGTCTATGGCGTCTAAACCGCATACAGACGAAGTTTATCGTCCCAAAAGGATTCCAAAGAATCCAATTAAGTTTAAATTACAACTTAATGAAGAACAAAAACAAGCAAAACAGGTTATTCTCAATAATACCATTACCTTATTAGGTGGTGGTGCTGGAAGTGGAAAAACACTTTTAGCATGTAATGTTGCATTAGATGGTCTTTTAAGAAGACAATATGATAAAATAATTATTACTCGCCCTACAGTATCAAAAGAAGAAATAGGATTCCTACCAGGTGATTTAAGAGAAAAAATGGATCCATGGGTTCAACCTATTTATCAAAATTTTTATGCTTTATATGATAAGGTTAAAGTTGAAAAACTTATAGAAGATGGTAAGATAGAAATTGTGCCCGTATCATTTATGAGAGGTAGAACATTCTTAGAATCTATGATTATTGTTGATGAAGCACAAAACGTAACTCATGAACAAATGGAAATGATTACATCTCGTATTGGGTTAAGAAGTAAAATGATGATTTGTGGGGATGCCCACCAAACAGATTTGAAGAAAAAATCAGATTCTGGGTTTAAATTCTTATATTCAGCAGCAAGAAAAATTAAAAATTTAGAAGCTGTAACATTAACTACTAACCATAGAAATGAAATAGTTGAAGATTTATTAGAATATTATAATCAAGCGATTGAAAATGGAGCAAGTATTACAATTTCAGGATCTAAATACTTATACTAATAATATTTATTACCATATTTATAATAAAATTTACAAATGGCACAATGTGTAACTAGTGGATCTTTAAAGGTCCTTATACAAGAAAGTATAACTCTACCAAATAAAAACGAAGAAATTTGTATTAATGAAGTTACAATACCTGGTATTAACCAAACAGTAAGAAGAGTAGATACTATCTCAACTACTTTTAGTGGTAGTGGGATAGAAATTTTAAGATTTGTCGATTCTGAAGAACAACAAGTAGCAGGTTCATTTGTTAGAGATACAGTTAAATACATGAGATTTACTAATTTATGTACAACTAATTATCTATCTCTTTATTTAATTCAAGATAGCCCTGACGCCCAAAATCCAAATACAGATGATGTTGGTTCAGGTGATGATGGTTTATTTAAAATAGACCCAGGTAAGTCAATGGTATTTTCTAATGGACAATTTGATAGTAATAATTACTATGATTATGTAGTTGAAGGTTATGTTGATGAGCAATACTTTGCAGGATTTGCTTCACTAACTTCAATAAAAGCAAAAGCAGATACTTCAGATGTTCAAATAGAGTACTTTGTAGCTTCTTCTTAATATTTATAATAAAATTAAATTTAAATAAAAATGGCATTAACTTATAGATCAGTAAAAGGTTCAGCATTAACAATAACCGAACTAGATGATAATTTTAGATATTTTACTGGATCCCATAGCGTAACAGGATCGTTAGATATAACTGGAAGTTTAGTAATAACTGGATCAGTTGATCTAGTTGATGGTGGCGCATTAAATGTAGCATCATCTGTATCAGCATCTTCACTTATAGTAGATTATGATAATGTAGGAGGATATGCATTAAGAATTACTAGTTCTGATGGGTATGAAACAAGTATTTTAGTTTCAAATCTCCCAAATTCTGAAGTTACTACAACAGGATCTTTTTGGGTATCAGGAAGTGCAGCAGGCAGCCAATCAGGTTCACAGTACTTAATGGTATTTACAGGAGTATAATTTAAAAGTTAAAAAAAAGTAAAAATATAGGGATTCAAATTGAGTCCCTTTTTTTCATATTTATAACAAAATATAAATTATGAATATACCTATTTGGCCGGGTTCAAGTTCATTCCAACCAGGAGAAACTCCATTTGGTTTTTACGATAATGATGCAGAGTTTAGAAAGGATGCTGACAAAGTAGCTGTTTTTTGTGCTAATAGATTAGGGTATCCCTTAGTTGACGTAGAATTACAATCAGGGTCTTTTTATACTGCATTTGAAGAAGCTGTAACAATCTATGGTAATGAAATTTGGGCTTACATAGTTAGAGATAATATTCTTGATTTAGAGGGATTACCTATTCTTACTGAATTAAATGAAACCATAATAAAACCAAGCTTCCAATCTATTGTAAGATTAACAGAACAATACGCAGATGAAGCTGGAGTTGGGGGTACAATCCCTTGGTACTCAGGTTCTTTTGATTTACAAAAAGATCAACAAAATTATAGTTTTGAAACTTTTATGACAGCAAGTGGATTTACTGGCTCAGAATATTCTCAAGGTATTGAAGTAAAAAGAGTATTTTATGAACCACCAATCCCAGCATCTGCTCAATATTTAGATCCTTATACTGGGTTTGGGTTTGGAGGAACAATAGCTGCAGGTTTAGTAGGTGTAGGTGGATTTGGAGGAGACTACAGTTATCTTTTAATGCCATTGAGTTATGATATGCAAATCATTCAACAAATTGAAATGAATGAAATGGTTAGACGTAGTAATTTTTCTTTTGAAATCCACGCTAATGATTTAAAAATATTCCCTAGGCCCGTTAAAACAGAAGGTAAACTTTGGTTTCAGTATATTTTTGTTAAAGACAGGCAAGAAAGTGTTGTAGAATGTGCTAAGGATAAAGTTACTAATGTTTCAAATGCTAATTTTAAAAATCCTGTTTACAGCCTAATTAATTCAATTGGCCGACAATGGATATTTGAAATGACTTTAGCCATTGCAAAAGAAATGTTAGGGTATGTTAGAGGTAAATACTCAAGTATTCCTATCCCAAATGCTGAAGTTAATTTAAACCAAGGAGATTTACTAAGTGCTGCAACAGCAGAAAAAACAGCTTTAATAGAAAGATTAAGAGCTTATTTAGATGAAACTTCTAGAGCTGCTTTATTAAATAGAAAAGCACAAGAAGCAGAATCTAAAATGGTTGAATTACAACAAGTCCCATGGACAATTTATGTAGGATAATATGGCAATGTTTACAAGACAGAGAGATGTTTCTCTGGTAAGAAAATTAAATAGAGAACTAATGGGTAATATTATTACCCAACAGTGTGCTTTATACCAGTTTAAATTAGAAGAAACTAAAGTTAATATCTATGGTGAAGCGGCTGAAGCTAAATTTTATGATGGTCCTTTTCTATTTAATGTTTTAATAAATAGAAGTGATCAAACTTATGGTATTGAAGATGATGGAATTGGGTTTAATCAGGGAATTGATTTTTATTTTTTAAGAGATGATTTAGTAGATGCTAATGTAGTACCAGAAGTTGGGGATATAGTACTTTATCAAGATGATTATTATGGAGTTCAAAGTACAGTATCAAATCAATATTTTGGAGGCAAAAACCCAGACTACCCCAATAATAATTCTGATGGCACACCCAACCCACTAAACCCAGACTTAGATCAATTTGGTAATAATTTATCAATATTAGTAAACACTTACTATATACCAGCTGATAAAGTAGCAATTTCACCTTATATTGAAAGAATGTAATGAGTAAAGTAAGAAAACCCATACCAAAAACACAAAGACAACTTAGTATTGAACAACAAAAAGCGTTTGATATTAGGAGAGGCAACCCTAACGCTAGCATCAATCCTAATGAATCTCAAACTGGAATTGATTTTAATAGATCAACTAAATTAAGTTACAAAGGAGATGATGTAAAACCTTTTTCTATTGGAATTCAAGATTTAGACGAAGCTGTTTTTTATTATTTTAATAATGTTATTAAACCTTTTGTTTATCAAAATGGAGAAAGAAGAAATGTCCCTATAATTTATGGAGCTCCCGAAAGATGGAAATCATTCCAAAGGGATGGATATTATAGAGACAAATCAGGTGCTATTATGATGCCAATTATAGTGCTAAAAAGAGATTCAATTACTAAAGATAGATCAGTATCTAATAAATTAGATGCTAATGGAGTAAATTTATATGGCTCTTTCCAAAAGAAATATAGTCCAGATAATTTTTATAATAATTTTGCAGTATTAAATAATAGAAAACCTGTAAAAGAACATTATGCAGTTGCAATGCCAGATTTTGTTACTTTAGAATATAGTTGTATTATACAAACATATTACATGGAACAATTAAATAAAATAATTGAAGCATGTGAATATGCTTCTGATGCATATTGGGGTAATCCTGAAAGATTTAAATTTAGAGCTTTTATAGATAGTTTTACTACAGCAACAGAACTAACACAAGGTAAAGATAGATTAGTTAAAGGTACATTCGGTATTAATTTACGAGGGTATATTATACCTGATACTATCCAAAAAGAAATGAATTCAATATCTAAATGGAATTCTAAATCTAAAGTTACAATTAATTTTGAAACAACAAGTAATACTGATACATTTAAACCAGGAGTAAAAACATTTCCTGGTGGACAAACTAGACAAGAATAATTTGGTCTATTTAAATTAGTTTTTTATATTATAGTTACTAAAATTAAAGTTATTCATACTTAATGCCTATCAAACCTAAAATTTTTGCAATTGGGAGTTATGTCGGAACTACCGGTTATGCTAATCATACTAGAGAATTTTATAGAGAACTTTCTAAGTCTTATGATTTAAAAATTAGAAATTTTACTTGCGGTAAAACATGGGAAGGACTAAATGACGAACCCCATAATAAAGAAAATTACTTTACAGAATTAGATAAAAAACTATTAGTAGAACAATCTTTATGGGATCATGATAAAAATATTCTCCACCATCCAATTTATAGTTCATATCCTAATAACTTTGAACATAATGTAAACATTATTTTAAATGAAACAGACCATCATTATTATTACCATAATTATGAAGGGCCTAAAATAGCATATAATGTTTGGGAATCAACTAGACAACCAGAAGGATTTTTTGAAAGGTTAAAAGAATATGATCAAATATGGGTTCCCTCAAAATGGCAAAGAGAATGTACTATTGAACAAGGTATGGATCCTGATAAAGTTAAAGTAGTACCTGAAGCTGTAGATGGTAATACTTTTAAACCTAACCAAGATGCAACCCTCCCAGAATATGATGATGGAAGATTTAAATTTATTTTATTTGGTAGATTTGATTATAGAAAAGCAAGTAAAGAAATTATTGAATCTTTTTTAAAGGAATTTGATAAAGATGAACCAGTAGATTTAGTGGTATCTATTGACAATCCATTTGCTAGGGATAAATTTGAAAGTACCGAAGATAGATTAAAGTATTATAAACTAGATGATCCCAGAGTTAAAGTAAAACATTTTCCTACTAGGGAAGAATATATAAAATATTTACAAAAAGGTCATGTGTTTTTATCTTGTGCCCGAGCTGAAGGGTGGAATTTACCTTTAATTGAAGCTATGGCTTGTGGTACACCCTCAATTTATTCTAACTGTAGTGCACAATTAGAATTCGCAGAAGGAATGGGTTTACCAGTAGACATAGCATCAATGTCAGATGCTAAAATGGGGGAATATGGAAGTTGGGCACAAGACTTATTAGAAGGAGAATTTTATGAGCCTGATTTTGACCATCTAAGAAAGGTGATGAGAGATGCTTATGAAAATTATGAGTATCATAAAGAACAATCATTAAGAGAATCTAAAATAATTAGAGAAAAGTTTACTTGGGAAAACGCAGCTAAGATAGCGGGTAAGGAATTAGAAAGTTTTTTAAATAATTTACCTAAAAATAAAGTTGAAATTAGCTTTGATTTAGGTCCTAAAGTAGAAATTAAAGGCCATCATAAAAATGATTACTTTGTTGAATTTATAGATGGCTCTACAAATACAGTTATTCATAGTGATACTATTAGTAATAATATGTGGACTAAATGTAGTAAATCTTATTACATACCTTGGATAATTAAAGTAAATGGTAACATTGTACATGAATTTAACCTCACAGATAATAAAGTTAGAATTAATTTTGAATCTAAATCTATTGGAGATACAATAGCATGGATTCCTCAAGTTTTAGAATTTTATAAAAAACATAAATGTGAAGTTGCTGTAAGTACTTACCATAATGATTGGTTTGAAACACTACCAGAATATAAAGATTTAAAGTTTATAAAACCGGGATCAGCATATAATGCCTATGCTATATATGAAATAGGTTGGTTTAGAGATAAAAATGGGGGGTGGAAAAACTTTAGTAACCACCCAACTCAAGTAAATACAGTTCCACTAATTCAAGCAGCAACAGATATTTTAGGTTTACCTTACAAAGAACTACATTATGGTATTGATTTTACCCCTAAAAAAAGACCTATAAAGGGTAAATATATTTGTATTGGTCCAAGATCAACAGCTGGGTTAAAAGAATGGCCCTATGAAAATTGGAAAAAATTAGCAAAAAAATTACATAGTAAAGGATATAAAGTAGTTAATTTATCTAAAGAAGGATTTAAAGGAACAAATATAATAGATAAGAAAAATTTAAAATGGGAAGATACTCTAAACCATTTATATCATGCAGATTTATTTATAGGATTAGGTTCAGGTTTATCTTGGGTAAATTGGGTATTAGATAAACATACTATAATGATTAATAATTTTATTCCTTATGGATATGAATTTACTCATAACTTAACTAAAATAGAAAATCATAGTGTATGTAATAATTGCTGGGTAAGTAAAGAACTAGTATTTGATGCTGGGGATTGGGATTGGTGTGGAGAACACCAGGGAACAGATTTACAGCACATATGCCAAAAATCAATTACAGTAGATCAAGTTTATAATGAAGTTATAAATTATTTTAATCCAAAAAAAAACGATAACTTTGTATGGATAACAGGAGGTAATGAATCTTATCTTCCTATGATAGAAGTATTAGCCGAAAGTTTATTAAAATATTCTAAACATAAACTAATAGTATATGGGTTTAATTGTGATTCTAATATAGAATTACCTAATGTTATAAATAGAAGAATAGATTATAGACCAAAACCAAAAACTCAATCTACAGGTGAACCCGATTTATTTAATAAAGATTATTCCATTTACTTTGCTAAATACTTAGCTAGTATAGATTCTCTAAATGAATCCTATGATAAGTTTGCCTGGATAGATGGAGATGCTTTTGCAACTGAAAATATAGATAAATCTATAAAGCATATAAATAATTTAAAGGATTATCCTTTATTTATGACTTATTATCATCAAGATATAAACTTTTGGAGAACTTATAATGACGTAAGGTTAGAAGGAAATTATGGTGGAGAAATAGCAGCAATAAAAAATATTAAAAGGAATCCTAATAATAAACTAATTGCTACTGGGTTTTATTTTTATGATAAAAAAAGTAAACCATTTTTTGAAAAGTGTTTAAATTGGAATAAAGATTTAAATAAATATAGTGTAAAAATATTTGCTGATGAAAACGCATTATCTGAAGAAAGAGTAGCTAATAATATTCTTTGGGATGAAAATAAAAAATTAAATTTACCTATAACTTGGAATAACTATTATAGTTCAAAGGATGAAATAAAAATAAATTCTGATTTCTTAAATCAAGGATTTGATATAATGTATGATAAGACTAACTTAGAACCCTATTTTATTCACGGACCAGATCCATCTGTAGCCCCTAAAAATCCGGAAACATTAAGTAAAGCTTTTAAAGATTATAAAACTACTAAATTAATGATTGTAGCCCACCCAGATGATGAATTAATATTTGGGGGAGCAGAACTAATAAAACACGGCCCAGAATATAAAGTAGTTTGTATTACAAATAAAAATAACAAAATTAGAAGTAAAGAATTTAAAAATGTAATGGAGGCGCTAAGTGTAGGTTCTTATGAAATGTGGGATTTTAAAGATTCACTTTATGATGAAACTAAAATTTATGATTTAGAACCTTTTAATAAATTGTTATTTAAAAATTGGGAAAAAATAGTAACACATAATCCTATAGGAGAATATGGTCACCCTAAACATAAAAGATTATTTGAAACTATTAAAAAATTAACTAATGAGTTTTATGTTTTTGGAAAAAGTTCTACTAAATTACCAAAAAGTATTTTAGATAAAAAGTTAAAATTATTAAAATTATATAAATCTGAACAGCCTATTATAAGTCAACTATTAACTAAAAATGGTGATTGGTTTAAAAGTAATTCTAATACTAATTATATTGAATATGAATCAATTAGTAAGTATGATAAAAATAAAGATTTAACCCCTTATATTGCATGTTATGATAAATAATCTTATTACAATTTTCCTTCACTGTAATACTCCCGAAAAGATAAAAGTATTAGAAGATAATATAGATAGTTTAAAATCTAATGGGTTAGATATTTTATTACATTCTCATATACCTGTTCCAGAACAAATCCAATCTAAAGTAGATTATTTTATATATGATAAAAGTAATCCTATTTTACATTGGCCAAGAAGAGGTATGGTATTTTGGAAAAATGTACCTTATGAAGATAAAAAACTTCACCTAATGAATATTTTACCTGATTATGGGTGGACTGTTTTTAACCAATTATCAGCTGCAGGTTATTTAGGTTTATCTTTAAATTACAGTCATTACAGTTTTATTAATTATGATATAATCTTAACTCAAGAGATTATTGAATCATTATTAAACCCAAAAGAATTTTTATGTACAAAAGTACTAGACCCTACAGATGAAAAAGGATATAGATTTCCTAGTTTTATGTTAAACATTTTAAATAAAGAAAACTTAAGTAAATTTCTTCCTTTAATGTCTAAAAAACAATATATGGATGGTCCAGATTATCCCAAACCATCAAAATTTAGAGATGCAGAACATTATTTAGAATATTTACTATCAGTATTTAATTATGAGACTTTTCCTGATTTAATTGGGGATCAGATCAGTTATGGAGAACCAAATCCATTTAAATTAAATAAAGAAGAAGATTTTGATTTATTTTACCAAACAGTTTTAGACTCAGCTACTCCACCAATGGTATTATTGTATAATATGAAATCTGATCTTAAAATCAGCATTAATGGAGAAGAATTCTTAGCTAAAGCACCTTTATTTTTACATAAAATCTCAACTATAGAACAATTTGGATATTGGTTAAATGATTCGTATATTGATCTTACTAGTATATTTAAATCAAAAAGACAAACATCTATAGATATCCATGATTAAAGGTAAAAAAATATTCATTACTGGAGGGGCTGGGTTTTTAGGTAAAAATTTAGTTAGACGTTATTATAATGATAATGAAATAACTATTTACTCTAGGGATGAAGCTAAACATTACTATTTAAAAAAATACTTTCCAAATATAAAATGTATAATTGGAGATATTAGAAATTTTGATTTATTAAAAAGAGCATCCGCTGGTCATGATATTGGTATATTTGCAGCCTCACTAAAACAAATTAGTGCTGTAGATGAAAATGTAGAAGAAAGTGTTAAAGTATTAATTGATGGGGCTCTTAATTCAAGAAGAGCAGCAGAAGAAAATAATTTTGAAGCAGCTTGCTTTATATCATCTGACAAATCTAGGGCTGCTACTACCTTATATGGAGCAATGAAATTTATAGCTGGCGAATCATTTATTGTAAACTCAGATAAATCTAATGTAAAATTATCTTCTGCCATATATGGAAATGTTTTGAATTCTACGGGTAGTATAATTCCTTTAATTTGGGATTCTATTAATAAGGGATATGAATTAACTTTATATTCAGAAGAAATGACTCGATTTATGATTGATATAGAAGATGCTATGGACTTAATTGAGTTAGGATTAAAAGTAGACGGGTATAATGTAATACCTAATTTGCGTTCTTTTTTAGTTAAAGATTTATTTGAAATATATGCAGATAAATTTGGATTAAAATATAAAAAAGGTACACCTAGGGTATCAGAAAAAATACATGAAATAATGGTTAGTAAAGAAGAAGCACCTAGGACATTTTATGATGAAGTAGATGATACTTATTATATGCATTATAAAGACATATTTAACAATAGTTTTAATGACGAATTTAGTAGTTATGAAACAATAGTATCAAAACAAGAACTAACTAAAATTTTAAATCATTATAATTTTTTTAAACCATGAAAGTATTAATATTAGGACATAAAGGAATGTTAGGACATATGGTCCACAAATTCTTTCAAGATAAAGGTATAGAATGTGTAACTACTGACTGTAGATGGCCCTCAACTTGTTTTAAACAAGTGGTACAAAATTTTGATGGGGCTTATATTGTTAATTGTATAGGAGCTATACATCAGAGAACAACAGATTTTCAGGTAAATTGGGAATTGCCTGAGTGGCTAGAAAATAATTCTTCAAAGTATATAGAAAATTTTACAGCTAAAATAATCCACCCAGGAACTGATTGTGAAATGGATGATGATGATTATGGTAATTCTAAAAGAATAGCAGCAGAATGGATTAAAAAAGAAGCTAGAAATACTAAAATTATTAAAACATCTATATTTGGTCCTGAACTAAATACAAAAGCTAGTTTAATGGAATGGTTTTTATCTCAAGAAAAAGATATAAATGGTTATTCTGAATACTATTGGAATGGTAATTCTACTCTAACATGGGCACAATATTGTTTGTATTTAATGTATCATTGGGAAGAATTGCCCATTGAAAATATATTAGAAGGGGAATGTGTATCTAAATATGAATTACTTCTATTATTAAAAGAGATATATAATAAAGATATTAATATAAATCCTATTGATTCTCCTTCATATAATAAGTGTTTGAAAGGAACAGTAAAAACTTTACCCCTAAGGGAACAAATAATGGCATTAAAAGAATTTTATTAATATTTATAAACAAAATAAAAATGAGTAATACAAAGTTATCACAAGAAGAGTTGCAACAATTAAGAGATTTTCAAAGAATAGATAATGAAATAACTTTTTCTTTAGGTCAAATTGAATTAAGAAAAATTTATTTAGAAAGAGATAAACAAAATCTCCAAAATCAATATCAAACTCTTCTCCAAGATCAAGAAAAAGTAGGCAAAGAACTACAGGAAAAATACGGAGATGGAAACATTGATTTAGAAAAAGGAGAATTCATTAGTTCAAAATAGTTCTTTAAGAAAGTCTTTAATATGTATAATAAAACAATATCAAAAATAACATATAAAGATGGCAGAAACATTATTATCTCCAGGTGTATTAGCTAGAGAAAACGACCAATCATTTATAACTCAACAACCCGTTGAAGTAGGTGCTGCAATTATCGGACCTACTGCTTTAGGTCCTGTAGAAGTTCCTACATTAGTTACTTCTTTTAGCGAGTATACCGCAACTTTTGGTACTACAGTACAGAGTGCATCAGTTGCTTATTCATACTTAACTTCATTAGCAGCAAATAATTATTTCCAAAGTGGAGGAACAAGTTTATTAGTGACAAGAGTTGTACCTGAAGCGTTCACTCCTGCTACTAGTTCATTTATTAACACAGTAGATGGATCAGCTTTAAAAACAGGAGATTCAAATGCTGACACATTATTTGATTCTGTAACAGATCCAGGAACTGGATTTACTAGTTCAGCTGAAAGTATTACTGCTGCTGGTTACACAGGGAGTAGTGGTGAAGGTGCAGTATTTAACATTCAATTAGATGGTGGTTCATTAGTTGCTATTACAGCCTCTGCAGGTGGTGCTAATTATGAAGCTGGCGACACTATTACATTCTCTTCTAACGATAATGGTGGTTCACCAATTGTAGCAACAGAATTATCAGGTTCATCTACTTTTAATGCAGATGATACTTACGATGCTGGAACAATTACAATCAATCCATCAGCAACAACAAGCACAACAGCAACTGGTCAAGCTTGGTCTTTAACTTTTACAGGTTCTGCTGCTCAAGCTAGTTTATCTAGTATAACAGCTACATCAGCAGGTGAAGGAGTAGTACCAGGAGATACATTTACTTGGGCAGCAGCAGATATTAACACAGAATTAGGAGGAACATCAGCAGGAGCAACTGATATAGTATTAACTGCTACCGCTGCAGATGTAACCGCTGATGTTGCCGTAGTAACTTTAAGAAATGTAGATTTAGCTGATGGCGATTCTCCATTCCAATTAGAAACAATTTCCGAAGGAGAAATAATGAATACAGGTACAACATTATTAAGTAATGGTGCACTTGCAACAGGATCAGCAGAAAATATTCGTTGGTCAATTCCAAGTGTAAATACTGCCTCTGGTACTTTTAGCTTATTAGTTCGAAGAGGAAATGATGATTCTAATCAACAAGTAGTACTTGAACAATATCAAAACTTATCATTAGACCCATATTCTCCAAATTATATATCAGCACAAATTGGTGATATTACTAAAAATTTAGTAAATGAAGGAAGTGATTATTTTATTCAAGAATCTGGATCATATGCAAATTTATCTAAATATATAAGAGTAAAATCAGTAAATTTAAAAACTCCAAATTATTTTGATAATAATGGTCAAGCAAAATCCGAATTTACAGGATCAATGCCTTCTGCTCAATCTGGATCGTTTAATGGAGCTACAGGTAGAAATATTACAACCTCAACTTCTGGTAGAGTTGCTAACTTCTATGATAAAATAGGAGATGGATCTGCATTTGATACTCAAGGATTAACTGGAAGTAATTATACTAATGCATTAGCTTTATTAGGAAATGTAGACGAATACAAATATAATGCAATTTCAGCACCAGGATTAATTAATGCAGTACATTCAACACAAACTACAGCATTAGTTACTAATACTCAAAATAGAGGTGATGCTATTGCAGTAGTAGATTTAGTAAAATATGGAAGTTCAGTTGCTTCAGTTTCTCAAGCAGCAGCTTCATTTGATAATAGCTATGCAGCAACATATTGGCCTTGGGTTCAAATGATTGATCCTCAAACAGGCGAATTAGTATACTCACCAGCTTCAACAGTAATCCCAGGAGTTTATGTATTTACAGATGCTTCAAGTGAACCATGGTTTGCACCAGCTGGATTAACTAGAGGAGCTTTAGGACAAGTAGTTAGAGCTGAAAGAAAATTAACAGCTAATAACAGAGATACTTTATATGAATCAAATGTTAACCCATTAGCAACATTCCCACAAAGTGGAGTAGTTGTATTTGGACAAAAAACATTACAGAAAAGAGCTAGTGCTTTAGATAGAGTAAATGTTAGAAGATTGTTAATTGCTCTTAAAGGATTTATTTCTGGAGTAGCTGATAATTTAGTATTCGAACAAAATACAATTGCTACTAGAAACAATTTCTTAAGTGTAGTAAATCCGTATTTAGAAGGAGTACAACAAAGACAAGGATTGTATGCTTTCAAAGTAGTAATGGATGATACAAATAATACACCAACTGTAATAGATAGAAATGAGTTAATAGGTCAAATTTACTTACAACCAACTAAAACAGCTGAGTTTATTATCCTAGATTTCAATGTACTACCAACAGGAGCTACATTCCCAGCATAAAAATTTAAAAATAGAATATTTATAATAAAATAATAAAATAAAATGGCAGTATTAGATCCAAACGAAATATTTTTCACAGCTTTTGAGCCAAAACAAGCAAATAGGTTTATCCTTTATGTAGATGGTATTCCTGCTTATTTAGTAAAAGGTGTTGGAGCTGTATCCGTATCCCAAGGTACAGTAGAATTAAACCATATGAATGTATCAAGATATGTAAAAGGTAAAACAGTTTGGGATCCAATTTCATTAACATTATTTGACCCAATCACACCATCAGGTGCACAATCAGTTATGGAGTGGGTACGTTTACACCATGAATCAGTAACAGGTCGTGATGGATATAGTGATTTTTATAAAAAAGATCTTACTTTTAACGTACTTGGTCCTGTAGGTGATATCGTATCTGAATGGATTATCAAAGGTGCTTTTATACAATCAGCTACATTTGGTGATTACAATTGGGATACTGTAGATACTGCTCAAAATATAGAATTAACAGTACAACCAGATTATTGTATTTTAAATTTCTAAAAATTTTACCCCTCCCCTTTTGAAAAATAGCTTGGCTTAGGTCAAGCTTTTTTTTATTTTTAGTATATGGTAAAAGACTATCCTAATTTTATTTCTAAATCTGAAATAGATAACATTAAACAAAAGATATATTCTTTAAAAGAATATTGGAAGCACTCCTCTGAATACCCAAATAGTCAATTACAACAATTTAAAGGAACCCCTATAGAAAAATCATTATTTAAAAGATATAGAGCGGAACACATGTTAGGAGATGCTTTATATAGGTTAGAAGGAAAAAAAGAAAATATTGATTTAGGGATACAATTATTATTGCTTAAAAAATTTTCTAAAACATATACAAAATTAATTAATAAAATTACAGAAATAACATCAATAGAATCAGAACTAGATGTTGAACTTACAATCCCAGGATTTCATATTTATGCTGATTACCCCCAACCTTTTAATAAGTTTAATTATCATGTAGACACTAGTATTTTAGATTATTATCCTACTATTGATATCAGTAAAATATATTCTTTTGTATTACTTATAGAATGTAATGGAATTACCCCTTATTTAGATTATAAAACAGGAACTAAAGAATATGAATTAGGAACTTTACATATTTGGAATGGAAATTTAAACCATAGAATTGGGGGATTTGAGTTAAGAAAAGGAGATTCAAGAATAACACTGCAAGGGCATTATTATTATGATCCTAATTCAAAAACAAATAAATTATTTTTTTAAAAATAGTGTGGAAATGTAAGAAACTTTTCTTATATTAATATTTATCAACGTAAAAACGTTATTATTAAATAAAGATTATGGCCGAATTTAAAATTCCAACAGAAACAGTATCATTACCCTCAAAAGGACTTTTATATCCTAAAGACCACCCATTAGCAAGTGGTACAATTGAAATGAAATATATGACAGCTAAAGAAGAAGATATTCTTACTAACGCATCCTATATATCTGATGGGTCTGTAATTGATAGAGTATTAAAAGCATTAGTAGTAACTAAATTTAACTGGAGTGATTTACTAATTGGAGATAAAAATGCTATAATGGTAGCTGCTAGAGTTTTAGGTTATGGTAAAGATTACACCTATGAGTATAATGGGAAAGAATATAATGTAGATTTATCCACATTAGAAGATAAAGAATTAGATAAAAGTTTATACGCTAATGGAAACAATTTTAGCTTTACACTCCCCCACTCAGGTAATGTAATTACTTATAAATTACTTACTAATGGAGATGAAATTAAAATTCAAAATGAACTAAAAGGTTTACAAAAAATTGATAAAAATAATGTACCTGAAGCTACTACTAGATTGAAATATATGATTCAATCAGTTGAAGGAGATTCTGAAAGAAAAACAGTAAGAGATTTTGTTGATAATTATTTATTAGCTCGAGATGCTCGAGCATTAAGGGAAAATATTCTTGAAACACAACCAGACGTAGATCTGACTTTTTTTCCCGAAAACGGAACTAAGCGGGTTAACATCCCCATTGGGATTAAGTTTTTTTGGCCTGACGTTGACCTCAGCTAGTCAAAAAAGACAATCTTTATTTAGACAAATACATGAAATAGTATTCCATGGTAAAGGTGGGTATGATTGGCCTACTGTTTATAATATGCCTATTTGGCTTCGTAAATATACCTTCAAATTAATTCAAGATTTCTATAAAGAAGAAACAGAATCTCTTAAAAAAGCACAGGAAGGAAAAGGCAAAAAATCCTTAATTGGAAAAGATGGTAAAGTATCTACACCTCAATTTCAAAACAAAACCAGTTATAAATAAAAATATAATTACTTAATATTTATAACAAAACATTTCAATGGCCCTAGGAGACGGAGAATCTAAAAAGGAAGCACAAGATATAAATAAGGAATTAGGATTTATTCTTGATGCCGTTTCTTCTATTGGAGACCAATTAGTTGGTTCTTTTCAAGATGCGGTAGATGCTGCTTCTGACTTAGATGGTAAAGTAGACGTTGTAGGTAAAACAATGCAACGTGGCTTAGTAGCAGATCTAAAACAATCAGTTAAAAATACCGAATCCTTAATTGACCTCCAGTCTAAAGTAACACGAGGGGTTGCTACTCAAAAAGATATAGCTAAAGAACAAGAAAAAATAGCTTTAAATAGAGCTCGTTTAGAAGCCAAAAGAGATCTTTTAGGTGGAAGATTAACTAAAAGACAAAAAACTTTACTAGCCCAAGAAGAAGAACAATTAGATTTTCAAGAAAAAGCTCTTGATGGTATTAAAAAACAAAATACTGAGCAGCAAAAAAATAAAAGTCTACTTTCAATTGGAAATGAAAGTCTTAAGGGCATGGTTGATAAGCTGGATAAATCCGGAACTTTATCAGCGATATTAGAAGGTAGATTTTCAGAAGTTGTTACTTTATCTAGGTTAGGTGAATTGTCCTTGTTTGCTATAGGAAATGCTATTCTTAAGGGTAGTGAAAATATGGCTAAGTTAGCCAAAACAACAGGGATATCAAAAGATGCAGCTAAGGAATTGCAAAAATCTCTGAACCAAACAGCTATCGATTCTGAAAATGTAGCGTTTACAGGGGAAAAAGCTACAAAAGCTTTTGTTGCATTATCTAAAGAAACAGGTTTAGTTGCTGACTTTGGGGGTCAAACATTAGAGACCTTTACAATGCTAACCACTAAACTTGGTTTAGCGGAAGATGCTGCTAGTTCATTAACTACAATGGCTAGACTACAGGGTAAAGAAACTGAAGATATTTTAAGTGATACTGTAGCCACAGCTAGTTCATTAGCAAAACAAGCAGGAGTTGGAATTAATGTAAAAGGTGTTTTAGAAGATGTTGCTAGTGCAAGTAATTCAATAAAAGTATCTTTAGGATCCAGCCCAGAAATTCTTGCTGAAGCAGCCGCTAATGCCGCTTTATTAGGTACTAATTTAGAAGGTGTTGACGCCATAGCTAGTAGTTTACTAGATTTTGAAACCTCTATAAAAAACGAACTTGCAGCAGAAATGCTACTTGGTAAAGATATTAATTTAGAAAAAGCAAGACAATTAGCTTTAACTAATGATTTAGCAGGTTTAGCAGAAGAAATAGCTAATCAAGAAGAAATTACAGCAGCATTTGCAAGCGGAAATAGGGTACAACAAGAAGCAGCAGCAGCAGCTTTAGGAATGAGTAGAGATGCTTTAGCAGATATGGTAATGAAACAACAATTAAATGCCTTATCAGCTGAAGAATTTAAAAATACTTATGGAGAAGCTACATATGAACAAATGCAATCTGTTAGTGCTCAAGAAAAATTAGCTTTATCTGCGGGTAAAATGAAAGATTCAATTGCCCAAATAGGTTTAGCATTTGCTCCTTTTCTAGATGGTTTAGCAAAAGGTGTTGGTTATTTAGCTGAATCTAAGACCTTTTTAGGCATTATGGGAGGCTTAATGGCAGGCTTAGCAGCTAGACAGGCAGTTTTAGCTACAATAAGTTTTGCAACAGCAATCCCAAAAATATTCTCTACTTTTTCAGCAATTCCTTTTGGGTTAGGTATACCAGGAGCAATTGCAGCAATTGCCGGAATGGCAGCAGCGGTAAAAGGAGCTTCATCAGTAATAGGAACTGTTGATGATATGGTTATGCCCCCAGGATATGGTGATAGAATATTATCTACCCCTGCAGGTTCTTTAGCTTTAAATAATCAAGATACTGTTGTAGCTGGAACTAACTTAGGAGGTGGAGGAAGTATGAAAGAAACAAATGCATTATTAAACCAAATCCTTAATAAACAAGGCACAGTAAAAATGAATGCTACCAGTGTAGGAACAGCATTTAGTGTTAATTCACGACAAATCCAATAACTTAATATTTATAATAAAACAATAATTATGAGCTTATTAAATAAATTAACAAACGGAGGTTCAACATTATCTAACTTAAATGGAACAACCCCATCTACTCCAGATTTTCAACAATCGAAATTACATGATACCTATTCATTAAATGGTATCCCTGGTTTAAATGGAAAACCTGCTCCATCAACTTTAGATTCTGCTGATCCTGTTAAGTATTTAGACAATCTACCACAGTAATAAAATATGGGGCTTTTAGATTTAACAACTGACCTTAAATCTTTAAGGTATGGTAAAGACCGTGTTGGTGGAGGTAACAGCAAAGAACCTTTTGTTACCAAATCCATAAACAGTTCTCCTGGAGACACTGGTGGTCCTGACTTCCTTTTAAGAGCCAATACTTTAAGTAGAACAGGAGACGATCTAAATAGATTAGGTCAATTTTTTATATCACCTAAAGGATTACAATTTGCAGCAAAACAAAATGTGTTATCTCGTACTGGTGTAAGAGTTCAATCTAATTCAAGAATTAATTTTAATCCTATAAATGATGGTGTATATTTGCCTACTTCTACATTAGCACAGGCTGCTGTAAATGCTGAAGGAGGACATTTATTAAAACAAGGTCTAAACCCATTTCGCGATACATCCCCAGATGGAGCTAATACAGGAATTAATATTATTGATAATATTTTAAATGATGGTTTACCTTTATCTCAACCCATGTATGCAAAAAGGGTTTCAAAATCACAATCCCCATTAGAAAATAGATTAGTTAATTTAACTGAAGCAAAAATTGGTATAGCCCAATCCAACCAAACAAACCCAATAAATTCTTTTTTAGATTCAATTACAGGGGCAGGTGTAGGTGGAACTTTAGTAGGTGTTTTTAATAATTTATT